CCACAGCTGCACGCCAGGCCCGTCGGCGGATGCCGACTCGCCGTTGCCGGTGAACCCGCCCACGATCAGCGACCAAGCGCCCTGGACCGTTTGCCAGACGCCGCCGAGGATCTGCTTGATCACCGGAAGTACAGAGGCGAACGGCTTGATCAATCCGCTGGTCATGTCGGCGCCGGCCTGCAGCATCCTGGCCGGCCAGTTGGCCAGCTGCAGGTTGATGCCGGCCCACAGCTGCAGCAGCCCTTGGCGGATGCGATCGCCGTTGCCGGTGAACACGCCCACGATCATCGACCAGGTGCCCTGGACGGTTTGCCAGACGCCACCGAGGATCTGTTTGATGACCGGCAGCACAAACACAAACGCCCTCACCAGCCAGCCGATCGCCTTGACGGCCAGCTTCAGCTGGGTGACCAGCACCGCGCCAATGATCTGCCCGAAGCCACGACCGGCCTGAGTTGCACCGTGCAACTGCGCGGTAGTGGCCTCGAACGGCGTCAGCAACTGTTTGACCCACGCCCAGGCCTGGCCCATCGCAGTGGCCACGGTGTCCCACACCGGCGCCAGTGGCGCGAGCGCGGTCTTCAGCTCGGCAAGAACCGGCGCGGCGACATCGACGATGCCTTGCCAGACGCCAATGGCGAACGCCTTGATCGGCCCCCAGTATTTCCACACCAGCAGCGCCACCGCAGCGACGGCCGCGCCGATCGCCAGCACCGGCAGGCTGACGCCGCCGAGCAGCGGCAGCAGCAGGCGGGCGCCATTGGCGAGCATCGGCAGCACGCGGCCGCCGAACGCCAGCCCCTGCCGCAGCAGCGCACCAAAGCCGCCACCGCCCGAGAGCAGCGCCACAGCGCCGTGGATCTGCGAGAACGCCATCGCGGCCACGCCGCCGGCAACCAGCAGCCCGCCCAGGATCGTGACCAGCGCAGCTCCGGCGATCGCCGTCTTAGCGATCGCGCCCACCAGCACCGGATTGGCGCGGATCCACGTCGTGACCTGGCCAACCACGGCAGCCGTGCGCTCGGTCAGTTGCTTGAACTGCGGCAGCAGGGTCTGGCCGATCGACTGGGACACCACCACGGCGGTGTTTTTCAGCAGCTGCAGCGAGTTGGCCGAGGTGGCCACCCGCGACGCATACTCGGCCGACATCGAGCCGCCGTAGCGTTGCGCATCGGCAACCTTTGCGAAGTTGCCCTGCAGCAATTCCAGATTGGTCAGCAGCGGTGCGATCGCACCGATCGACTCGCGGCCGAACAGCTGCGTCATGGTCGCGGCCTGCTCGGCCTTGGGCAGTGCGCGCAGCTTCTGCAGCACCGACATGATCGCCCCGCCTGCGTCCTTCTGCATGACCTGGGCCATGGTCGTGGCCTTGATGCCCAGCTTGTCGAAGGCTTCGCGCTGGCTCTTGGTGGCCGACTCGCCCGAGGCCAGGGTGAGCAGCATGTTCTTGATGCCGGTGGCCGAGACTTCCGACTCGATGCCCATGCCGGCGACGGTGGCGCCCAGCGCGGCCAGCGGTCCGCTCTGCAGGCCGGCGACCTCGCCCAGGGCGCCAATGCGGTTCACCACTGCGCTGATCTTGTTGACGCTGGCCGGGCCGGTGTTGCCGAGATAGTTGATCTTGTCGGCCAACACGACGACCTCATCCTGGCCCATCCGGAAAGCGGTGCGCCAGGTGGCCATGGTCTGGCCGGCTTCCTCGGCGCTGCTGTCGAAGGCCACGCCCATCTTGGCCGCGTCCTCGGCGAAGCGGACCAGCTCCTGGCGCGGGATAGCGGCCTGGCCGGCGGCCGCCACGATCTTGGCAATCTCGGCCGGCAGCATGGGCAGGCGCATCGAGAGGTTCTCGACATCGCGGCCCATCTGCAGGAACTGCTGCGGCGTCTTGAAGTCCACGACCTTGCGCACGTCGGCCATGGCCGACTCAAACTCCATCGCATCGCTGATCGGCAGCACCGAGGCGCGCAAGGCGCGCTGGCCGGCAAAGGCCATGCCGGCGCCGTAGGCGCTCGCCTGCAGGCCGGCGTTCTGGATGCGGGCGCTGCGGCGCTGGGCAGCGTCAATCGCCACCAGGCGCTGCTGCTGGGCGCGCATGGCGGTGTTGGTGCTCTCGATCTCGCCGCGCAGGCGCCGCTCATGCGTGACCAGCTCGCGGGTGCTGATCCCCGCCGTCTCCAGACGACCACGCAGGCGCTGCAGGCTGGCCTCCTGCGCACCGTGTGCGGTCTTGAGTTCCCGTGCGGTGCGCACGGCACGCTCGAACTCGGCATTCATGGCAGCGGTGGGCGTGCTGGTGGCCTTGATCTGTTGGGCAAGCGTGCGCACCGATTGCCGCTGCGCATCGAGCGCGGCCTTGGCGCGCTGTGCCAGCGCGACCTGCTCGCGATAGGCGCCGATGTCGCGGTGCTGGTTGTTGAGCTGGCGCAGCGCGTCGCGCTGGTTGCGCAGTGCGGTGGCGACGCCGCGGCTACCGCTCAGCACGCGTCGGAACGGACCGGTGGCACGGTCGACGGCGGCCAGGATGACCTGCAGGCGCAGATTGTCGGAGGCCGCCATTTAGGCGGCCTCGTGGTTCGGGTAGGGCATCATTCGGCTCCGCTTCGCAGGCGGGCACGCTCGCGCCACGCCGTGAGTTCGTGCAGCGACCAGCCGTCCATTTCAGACGGCGGCCAGTGGAAGATGGCCGCGATGTCGGCCATCGCATCCTCTACGCAGTCGGGAAATCCGCTTCCCTCTGTGCCTTCGGCAAGAAAAAAACCTGCACCTCCTGGCCTACCGCCAGCAGGTCGGCCGGATCCATCGCGTTGACGTCGGCGGTGGTCAGCGTGGGCGAAGAGATACGCGGCAGCAGCGTTGCCAGCGCGGTGACGTCCAACTGCAGCACGTCGGTGAGCTTGAGGCCGCGCAGTTCGCCTGCGCCAGGCTTGCGCACCTTGAGGTCGGTGATGGTCTGCTCGCCGCGCGTGATGGGCTGGTCGAGGGGAATGGCTGAGGAAAAGGTCGGGGTCATCGGAAGGTCTCAGGGCTGAGGCCTGGCGGCGCCAGGCCGGAAGGGTCAGGCGCCGATAGCGCGGCGATGCGGGGCGAGCAGATCCACGCCGTTGACGATCTCGATCATGTTCATCAGATCGATCTCGATCACGGTGGAGCCATTGATCATCAGCTTGTAATAGCTGGCGGAGGTCTTGACGGAGAACTCGGTGTCGTCGCCGGACTTACCGGTACCGGGATCAATCTCTTTGTGACGGCCGCGCACCACAAATTCGACGGCATCCACCGCACCGCTGTCGTCGCGCTGGTAGGCGCCGGCAAAGCGCAGCTGCACGGCGTTGTGCGTGGTGGCGCCGTACTGATTCAGCACGCTGCGCATCATGCCGCCGCACTTCCATTCGAGCTCGATCTTCTCCTGGCCGAAGTCGATGTCGACCGGGCCATTCATACCACCGCCGCGATATTCCTCCATCTTGCGGGACAGCGTAGGCAGCTTCACTTCGACCACCTCGCCGAGATAGCTCTCACCGTTATTGAAGAGGTTGAGCGCTTTGAGTTTCTTGGGCAAAGCCATGCGTTTCTCCGGGAATCTAAGGCGGGTGCGTTACGCGTTGACGCGTTCGGCGAAGTCGGCCAGGTAGCTGGTGGTGATCTTCTGGTACAGCTGCAGGTTCTCTAGCGGCGGCACCGGCGTGTAGTCGTAGTCAATGCGCAACGCTCCATCGGCGAGCGTGGTGGCGCTGTTGACGGTGCCGTCGAACCAGGCGGTGGCATCGATCAGGTAGCCGGACGCCTTCAGGTCGCGGAACTTGGCGTTGATCGTCTCGATGATGTCTTTGACCAGCGAGGGATGCATCGGCTTATCGACGTAGAACGCCACGCCCTCGGCGATGGTGTCGGCCAGGACCTGCGCGGTGCGCGTGGCCGTCTCGAAGGCGAACATGTTGTCCTCCGCGCATGTGCGCGAACCCCAGAAGCGTTGCCCGTTGAAGTTGACCAACGTGGTGATATCGCCCTCGTTGAGCACACCCGCATCGGTGGCCGGATCCTGCAGATCCCAATGCACATCCTTGGAAATGCCAGTGACGCCGGCCACGGGCACGTTGGATAGGCTCTTATGCCAGCCCTGTTCGGTGTCGATCTTGGCGCGCAGGCCCAGCGCACGTGCGGTGGCATAGGCCGCTGTCGTAGTGCTGGTGGCCGTATCGAAAGCCAGGAAGTCCGGCCAGATCAGCATCAACTCGCGATCGCCGAACTGCCCACGGTAGGTGATGGCCTCGGCCACGGTATCGGCGACCGGCCGTACATACGCCATGGCGCGCAGCTTCTTAGCGATGGTCGCCAGCGCCTTGGCCACCGGCAGTGTGTCCAGACCCGGCGCGCCCAGGATGCGCGGGCGCACGCCCAGCTGTGCTTGCGCCGCGAGCAGCGCATACAGGCCGGTATAGCCACTGGACTTGGCCTCGCCGATAACGTTGGACGAGGTCTTGTCCGCGTCTTCGCCTTCGGCCACACGCACGACCACAGTCACGGGATTCGTCTGGTCGGCGATGCCCTGCAGCGAGGCACGCAAGGTGCCCTTGTTGCCGGCACTGGCGATGGCACCGAGCACGTCGGTGAGCATCACAGCCTTGTTGAGCGGAAAGACCTTCTCGTCCGCATCGGACGCCGTAGCGACCAGGCCGACAATGGCGGTAGAGACGGTGCGGATGACGCGCGCACCTGCGCTGACTTCGATGACGCGGACGCCGTGGTGGTAGACAGTAGACATAGGTTCCTCGATCAGGACGAGCGGAAGCGGAGCGGGAGGGTCATGCGCAAGCGCGCATTGGCGGGAGCAACGTCGGTGCGTTCGCCTTCGATCGTCAGCACGAAGCTGCTAGGCGTATCGCCGATGACCAGGGCGACGCGGGTCAGGCGCAGGCGCGGCTCCCAGCGCATCAGTGCGGTGGCGGTGGCGCCGTAGAGCAGAGTGCGGGTGGCGCCGTTGAACGGCTGGTCGATCAGCTCCGGCAGCAGCGAGCCGAAGTCGCGGCGCTGCTCGCGCGTGCCGATGGGCGTGGTGAGGATGCAGGCGATCGATTGGGCCAGGTGCTGCTCGCCTTCGATCACACGACCGGTGGTGGCATCAACGCCGATCACTGCGGACCACCGCTGAGTGCGCTGCCGGCGGTCACGCCAGTGGTTTTGTGGTTCTTGAGGCTGATCCCGCCGCCGATGACATCGGTGGTCGCCTTCGCGGTGCCGGTGATGGTCGCATCACCGTTGAGCATCGTCTTGCCGTTGACGGTCAGCGGGCCATTGAGCGTGATGCCGCCATCGGCGGTAATGGACGCGGTACCGCCGCTGGGCAGCGTGGCCTGCAGCGCATGCGCCTCGGTGTCGTAGTGGATCTGCGCGCCATCGGCAAAGCGCAGCACATGGAGCGTGTCGGACGCGGCAGGCGCGGCAAATTGGTCGGAGTACAGGCCCCGTAGCACCACGCCATCGGCCAGGTCGCCAGCCGGCGACAGCACCACGACTTGTTCGCCGATCGCCGGCGCCGACCAGATGATGGTGGTGCCGGCCAGGGTGACCACCCAGGGCAGATAGTCGGTCAGCATCTCGCCGACCTGCACGCGGCATCGCGCGTTGGCAAGATTCACCTCGGCGACAGTGCCGAGGCGAATGGCGTTACTCAGTGCGGAGGATGCGTTGCCCATGCAGCCATGGTCAGTGGCTGCACGGTGTTGCGCACTGCAATTGGTACGTAAAGCGCTGGGCTACACAGCCGCTTCTTCAGACGGCCTGGGTTGTACGAACCATGCCTGTGTCGCTTCGTCCCACACCACTGTGCCGTCGATCGAAACCGGTGCGGCCACGGTGGTCAGCTGTCCCGGCAACGCGACGCCGGCGGCCAGGCGCGGTGCGATCGCGCCGGTGGCTTTTTCCCACACCAGCGCGGCGCTGTAATCCGGATCTGCGCGCCAACTCGCGCGTGCAGCGTCCCACACGTTGCGGCGGTAGTCGCTGGGTAGGAACGCGATCGGCTGCGAGGTGGTGTAACCCTGCGGCAGTGCATCGCCCAAGGCAAGCGTGTTGGCAACCGGCGCGGCGGTGTCTGTGCTGTAGAGCATCACGCCGCGATAGTCCGGCACCAGCTCCCAGCTCGCAGACGTTGGCGACAGGCGGTGCCGCTGATACAGCCCTGCAGGCGGCGCCGGTGCGGTGGCAACCGTGTTGGGAGGCAGTGGGTAGCGTCCCTCCAACTCGGAGAGATAGACGGTCACCGGCCCGGTGTATTCACCGGTGGTGGCGTCGTAAGCATATGCAGTGCTGGTGCGTGGTAGCGGGTTGGTCATGGTCAATCCTCAGTAGGCGATGCAGTAGGTCATGCGCAGGCCTGCAGGCAAGTTGTCTGCGCCGCCCGCAGCGTTGACGGTGATGGCATGGTTGTGGGCGCCAGCGCCACGGTGATCCACCACGTGCACGTGATTGCCGCCCTCGGCGATGCCGATCCCGTGGGTGTGGTTGCCTGAGCCGTTCATGCCAATGTTGTGGGTGTGATTACCGGTGGCATCAGTTCCGATGCTGTGGGCGTGGTTGCCACCGGCACCGGTCCAGCCATCCGAGGGCGATGCATCATTGTCCCGCTCGCGGTAGATGCCATAGCCGTTGATGGCATTGGAGGGAATCACGCCTGGATGTTGGTGGTCCCCTGAGGCGCTAGTGCTACCGCCGTGCGCGTGGTAGCCCTGCGCATCAGTCCAAGCACCGTGCGCGTGATCGCCGGCCGGGTTGACGCTTGCACCATGTGCGTGGATGCCGGCTGCGCCGAGTGCGGTGTAGTGCGCATGGTCGCCGACAGCGGCCGCACTGGCGCCGTGCGTATGACTGATCACCTGGCCGTTGCTGTGGACGCCGACAAACTGTGAGGAATTGGTGTGGGTGACCGTGGTGCCTTCACGCATCAACGGTAGGTTGAACGTGGTGCTGCCATCCCCGGCACCGTAGACGGTACCGATCGCCGCAAACAACGCCGAATACTTCGTGCGTGAGACTGCCGTGCCATCGCATAGCAGTAGACCTGCAGGCGGAAAGAGCGAGGCCATAATCACGATCTGGCCTGGCAGCAAGAACGAGCTCGGCACGTTCTGCAGATTGCGGAAGTCGCGATACCACGCGCCCTCCTGTCCATCCAAGAGATCAGCATCCAAGCCATTGCCAGGTCCAACATGAAACGTCGCCGCAGAGCGAAGGCCGAGCATGTTGCGCGCCGCTGCCGCAGTCGGCCGGGCCAGTAGCCCTTTGATGAAGTCAGTGGGTGCAGCATCGCCCAGGCGCGCATTCAATACGGCAATCAGGTTGGCCGGCGACAGCGCCCGCTCTTTGTCCAGACCTTCAATTGCTTGCGCGTCCGTGGACAAGCGCACAACACCCGGCACGTCCACCGTCGCCGCTGGATCGGTGAAGTTGGTATCGCCGAAGGTGATCTGCGCGGTGTCCACGTCGGCCATCACCACGTCGATCGCCAGCAGCACCGAGGCGGCGCCAGACTTCTCCACCAGCAGCGCGGACTGACCGTAGGCGGCAAACAGCGTGCCATCGGCCAGGTACAGGCCGAACCCGTAGCAGCTATAGACGGCGTTGGATTCGTCGCGCACCGAGACGTGCATCGTGTCCTTGGCCGTGACCGTCCCGCCGATGGTGGTCAGGCGCTTGATCTCAGACGGTAGCGCCTTGAGCTCGGCATCGGCCACGAACGCTGCGCTGGTCAATCCGACTGCGGCGATGGTCACCGCCTGTGTGCCGGTCTGCTTGGCATTGATCAGGGCATGGCGGCCGGCGGTGGTGATCTTGAGTTTGAGTCCGGGCATGTGTGCTCTCTAGCTCGCCTCGCCCTGCAGGCGCAGGAACAAGGTGGTTCTGCCGCGTGCGACGACATTGAGTCGTGCCTCGGCCTGGAATCCTTGCGTGAAGTTGAAATGCGAGCGCACGGGCTTGGTGCGCTCAACCTCGGCGATGACTTCCTCGACGAACCTGGCGCTGGCACTCTGCCCATCGGCACCAGTCAGCGTCAGCGCCAGCTCGAATGTGTGCGGCTGGCCGCGCGGCTCCTGTTGCCACCACTCGCGAATGGCCACCGCACCGCCGAACGACTCGACCACCATCCGCACGCTGTTGGCCGTGCCTTTGCGACGCTGGATTGCCATAGCGCTGCGCAGGCGCGAGCGCTTGACCGCATCGCTCCAGTCGGCCTTCCAGTCGTCGACCGATAGCGTCCACGCCAGCCACGGCAGATGACCGGCCGGGCACGTGTCCGGGTTCCACAGGTCTGGATACGGCAGCGGGATCGCTTCCAGACGCTCGGTGACGGCGGCCAGGGCGCGCTCCATCGGCGTGGCGTTGGGCGGCAGCGGTGAATTACTCATCGATGCCGGCGTGCACGATGTCGATCGCGGTGCAGTAGGCGGCCTGCGTGCGGCTGATCCGAATGTCGGCTGCAGGCGAGTCCAGCTCGATGCGTTGCACGCCATCGGCGAACAGCTTGGCCTTGATGGCGGATTCCGGAACGTCGCGGCCGATGCGGTGCGCTTCGGCGAGATAGGCCTGAAGGCTGCGCAGTGCTTCGCGCATGACCACCGCTGAGTCAGGCCCGGCATAGGTGTAGATGCGCCCACGAATGGCGTACGGGACGATCTGAGCGCTCTGCACCGCGACTTCGTCTGTCATGGGCCGCACGTCGTCATCGGTGAGCATGGCGGCCACTTGATCGAGCAGTGCCTGCGGCGCGGTGCCATCGCCGGTGCGCGATTGCACGGTGACCAGCACTTGCCCAGGTGCGGGGCTGGTCGCGCTGGCGTCCATGACATCGGCGGCAGCACTGAGCGCGTGATAGATGTACGCGCCTTCTGGGCCGGCAACGCTGAAGCCTTCGGGCGCCAGCTGGATGCGGCGGCGGAAGTCCACGTCGGTCTCAAAGGCCGGCGCGACGCCGGCGTCGGGTTGACCGGGGTCCAGCACCAAGCGAGCGACGCCGAACAGCGCGCCGAGGTGATCGAGGTTGGTACCGGTGGCGAAGGCCAGCATGGTTTGCTGTGCCTTGTCATTAGCACGCTGGCGGATCAGCAGCTCACGGGCGGCAAACAGCTGCAGGAGCTTGTAGACCGGGTCGGCTTCCGTGAGCGCGGAGAACTCCGGCATGAGCCGACGAAACTGTGCGAATGCATCAGCGAAGATCGTCTCGAAGTCCAGAGCTTCGATCAGGTCTGGAGCTTGAAGTTTCGATAGATCGACTGCGGTGAAAGATGCCATTGCTCGGAAAGAAAGAGAGGACCTGATTAGGGTCCCCGGTTCTCGTGATCGAGCCAATTAAATTGCTTTGTAAAGCTGGTTGGTACGCGCGTGAAAAATGTAAATCCATTTTCCAGGCGCGACCTTGAAGCGCCTAGCCATCACGTCTCGCGATCAGTTAACCACGTTGTTAATCTTTGGAATTACAGACATCTGAGAAGGCGGCGCCTAACTATCTGCCGGCTTTGTAAGAATCGCCGTTTGTCGCCTGGTTACCAACTGGCATGAACATCTTCGTCTGGGTCTGCGCGTTTTGAGTCATTGCCGGAGAAAAACCTTGTTGCACCTATACATATCTAACTAGAGCGGCGTCAGCATGTACAGGACGTTCTCGCCCCTGGGTAGCTTGTTCGGACAGACTGCGAAAATTAAAGAGCCCGGTCGCGAAGGCAACCGGGCCTTAATGTTTATATCCGCCTTATAAGTTCTGCCACTCTGTAGTGCTTGGAAGTCTAGCGTTTACCTTGGAGGATCCTTGCCAGGCTAATTTTGCTTTGGCTGACGGTGTGATACGAGGTGAGGCGGAACTAAGGGGTTTTGTAGATGAACTGATCGCTGAGGCAGCGCTCTCAACCTTGAAAACCGATACTGCATCACTCAGCTGGTTAGCCTGCTCCTCCATTGACCGGGCAGCAGCGGTTGCTTCTTCAACCAATGCAGCATTTTGCTGTGTGGCTTCATCCATCTGCGTAACGGTCTGATTAACCTGCTCGATACCTGCAGACTGCTCTTGGGACGCAGCAGAAATCTCACCCATGATGTTGGTGACCCGTTGCACACTTGCCACGATTTCAACCATAGTCTCGCCGGCTTTGTTCACCAGCTGTGAGCCCCCAGTTACGCGCCCCACAGAATCGTCGATGAGGTCCTTGATCTCCTTTGCCGCAATGGTAGCCCTCTGGGCAAGAGTGCGTACTTCAGTTGCAACAACAGCAAAGCCACGGCCCTGCTCCCCAGCTCTAGCAGCTTCGACGGCCGCGTTTAGCGCAAGAATGTTGGTCTGGAATGCGATGCCATCGATAACCGAGTTAATATCTCCAATCTTACGCGAGGCCACCTCGATGCCAGCCATCGTTTCAACTACCTTAGCCACTGTCTGTCTTCCTTCGGAAGCCACTTCGGCCGCACCGATTGACAACTGATTCGCTTGACGCGCGTGCTCTGCGTTTTGACGCACGGTTGATGTCAATTCCTCCATAGAGGCGGCAGTTTCCTCCAGATTGGCTGCCTGCTGTTCGGTGCGCTGGGAAAGATCCTGATTGCCTGCCGCAATTTCTCCAGCCGCAGAGTTGATCGCGGTGACTGACTGCTGAATCCGGCCAACAATGGTCGCAAGCTGACGCGCGGTCATGTTGGCGTCATCACGCAATGTGGCGAAGACACCCAGAAATTCTCCATCCATCCGTGCAGTAAGGTCGCCTTGCGCAATCGCCCCGAGAAGCTCTGACAGCTTACCGAGATTTGTATCGCTGATATGCATCATGGAATTCAGATCTTCGACCATCACTCGGAAATCATGCTGGAAGTGATCCGTATTACCCCGCGCGGCGAAGTCGCCATTTGCCGCAGATTGAGCCAATCGTTTAATTTCCGTATTGATAGCCATCAAGCTAGCTTTAGCTGCGTCCATAGATTCATGCAAGAACGCTCGCGTAGCAGGCAGGCGGCGAGCATCCCGGCGCAGATCTCCTCGCGCATACTCTTCAAGTACTGCCATGGAATCGACAATGGCATCAAGGTGCTCAAACATCATCGTATTAATGCCCCGTGCCAGCTCTCCATAGATCCCTGGAAAGGATTCAGGCATCCGGTAGCTGATGTCTTCGCCGGCGTGCTTGTGAATCATCGTCGCTGTTTGGTCTGAGTACCGCTGCAGCATCGTTACCATGTCGTCGGACGCTCTCAGCATCTGGCCAATCTCATCGCCAGTTGCATCATTGCTCTTTACGCTCAAATCTCCTCGCGCGACGGCAGTAATGGATGCAAGTGCTTGCGATAGCGGCTTCGTCAAGCTCTGCGTGATCATCCATGCCGCCAAGCCTCCAATCAGTAGACTTAAAGCGCCAAATATCCAAATCATCGCGTTGCTACGTTTGTTAGCCTGAGTTGCTTGGGCGGCCGATGTTGCAATATTACGTTTTTGCTCTGCCACGCTCTCGGAGATTGCTTTGTTCCACGCCTGCATCGCAGGTCTTGCTTTGTTTAGAGTGATGGCCACCGCGCCATCGTAATCCCCAGCCTCCAGCCGCTCGCCTATTTGTCGATTGATTGGCATCGCAATGGCACGCAGTTGCTCAATGCGGGTGCGCCGACCACGGGCAGCCGCATCCGGCGCAGGGAACTTCTCATTGTAATTCTTCCAAGTCAGCTCATAGCGCCCAACTAGCGTTTTGATCTGCGCCTGATAGGCTCCTGAACTTGCAGGATCGCGCAGAAGTGTCATTTCTCGACGCGCAACAATCATGTCGTTATTGATGTCCAGTAGCGTGGTGAGTGCCACCATCTTCGCCAAGCCGACATCCACAACGCGGTTAAGTTCTCGGCTCTGCGTTTTATTACCTTCAAGTGCCACGGTGCTAGTCAAAACGATGAGCGCAAGGAGCAGGCCAAAGCCGGTTGCTAGTCGCGCTCCGATACGGAGGCGGCGTGTAAAATTCATTACGAGATCCCAATGCAGGTAGGGGGGGGCATGACCCATAGGCCAAGAACAGTTGGTTCAGAACTCTGCCGACGCGTTATGCCTGGGCATTGATACTAGATCGGCCTACAGGCTCTAATCTTTAGAGCGTGGCGTGAAATTTTGGAGAAGCGTGGCCACAGCCAAGCACCGGAATGGTGAAGACGACAAAGTACGGTCCGGTCAGCGCTTCATGTGGTCACTCGTAGTCACCATTTAACCGCACCTGCCATTCGCGTCAGAATTTCGGCACTTTGAATGTTCGCGTTACCATCAATGATGGCCAACGCACTTCGTTCAGACTGTAATTCGTATGACTTGGCGACCTCATTGACTTAAGGG